CGGCGACCACCCATGGTATCTGAACCGTGGTTCGTGCGTCCAGGAAGTTGCGTGAGCTTGTATTCACCAACATTCGTTGGCATCACGCGGTACAGTTGTTGGAAACCACCAACGGCGGGCACATCAGCACTGACACCAAGACCCGGACCAACCATCTGCTTCTCCACGGGAGAGAGATTATTCATTCTGCCCTGGTCATAAAAACGGTCGCGCATGTCCAAGACTTCACCTCCTGAGGTACGTCTTTGTGGTGCGATTTCACCAAAACTGGGCATTTCCTGTTTGTTCACATAGTCAAGAGAATCGACGCCTCTCGCGGCGCCGTAGTTGAATTCAAAATCATCCTCGGTCTCATCAACTTGAATCATGGTGTTGGGTTTCGCTGGGGGGTTTTTAGGAACAAACTTCGGAGCTTCCTGTTCCTGTTTACTCAAAACCTTCCCTGCGTACACCAACGCCGCGACGGCTGCAATGGAAATGGGGTCTGCCATTCTTACTGTTTACTTGATATTATTTTTATATCGCTGCGCGAACAATTCATTTTGAACATCCGCACGCGTGCTGCTCGGTTCATATTCCATGGTGCGGAGGGGGACTTTGCACGTCATGTCATTGAGCGGGAACAAATTCTTTTCATACGTCATCACCAATGGCTTGTTGAAACGGGACGTGCTCTGGGGTCGCAACTGGTCGGAGGTATCGATGTATTGCGCCGGAGAGCCCTTACCAGCCATCAACGGCGCCGTGCCGTAAAGCATCGTGTTCGGTCGTCCACCATCGGCGTAGTTCAAAGTGCTCGGCTGGGGGTACACGAAAACATCTTCCGTCGCACGTCTCGCCGGGATAGCACCTGTGTTTTCGACAATAGAAAGTCCAGGTTGAAGTTGATACGCCATTGTATATTAATAGTAGTGGAGAAAATCATCTTACGTCACCGGCGGTGGACAATCCTCTAAAAGCCCCCAATTGCGCCCCTCTGGCGTTGGGATTACACACGGACATATCACCAGATTTGCACATCGGACCGAATTTTGCGCCATAGAGCCATTCCGCATACGCCGTTTGGTCGCCTGGAATAGACGTCACGGGCATGGACACAAATTGACGAGCAGAGGCATTCTTTTGGAATTCAGGCATAGCCGTTCTGGAACGACCACCATCGTACTGCACTCGGTCTTCGCCAAAATACTTGACATATCCTTTCACCGTGGGGTAGAAACACGCTGATTCACGTTCTGGGTTATCGGTGATATCAGTCAACAAGACATTTCCATACGGATTGTCTTCATTGGGCATTTGGCACGAGTTTCCTGAGTATTGTTCACTGTTCGTCGGGCGCCCAACACCTCCCTTGACCATGTTCGAGCGATACATCACGACGAGAACACCGAGGACTGTGATACCGAGCACAAAGATACGAGGGTCGCGGCGAATCAAATAGATGATACACGAGGCATAAATAATAAATCGAGACGCGGCGTTAATACGGTCGGCTGGGGTCTGAGCGTTTGTCGGCCAAAATTCTAAAACCTTGTCCGAGCGGACCAACTCTTTGAAATCTTCAAACCAGGGTTTCATTTAATATAACAAGAGGTTTATTTTTTCAACATACCACCTAACATCTTCATGAGCGCGTCAGGGTTGATACCACCGGCACCACCTTCAGCCTCCATCTTGGTCGCACAATCTTGGGCCAGGCTTTCAATCGCAGAGAGCGTGTCCGCGGGGATAGATGTGATAGTCACACCAATCATGTACAAGGTTTGCAAATATTGGAAAATCGCACCACGCGTGGCCTGACTCGCATTTTCCCAGTTTGCCTTCATGTTCATGTCTTTCAAGAAACCAATGTCCTCATCCAACAACGTGACGTCCTGCTGAGAAACACGATCGGCATACGGGCCCATACCGACCATGTAGGTTTCAACAATTTTACGGGGGTTACTCTTTCGGAGCAGGTCAAATGATGTCTCAAACTTCTTAATACCCTTTTCATCGGGGAACGCCTTACGGAGCTCCCCGATGAAGTTTCCCATCATTTCGTTAAACGCCGAAACAGAAGCCATTTATATTATTATCTTTTAAAATCTTTAAGCATTTAGAAAGGTTCCGTTGAAATGGTCTCACGTTGACCCAATCCATTGGATACGATGAAATAAATCAAAATCGCGTTGAGCGCCGCGGGCTTCGTGTACTGAGCCAGCTGTAACTTACCTTCGTTATTGAGTTGCGCCTTCATGTGAATGTAGCCCGCCGTAATCGCAGCACCCACGAGAGCGGCACTGAACGGGTCTCTGAGGTAATCACTGAGTTCCATTATTATAGTATAGTGAGGTTTTCTTTTTAACGACGTCTATCTGGGGCATCGCCAAACAAAACACCGTCATCTTCCTCCTGTGGTTGCTCCTGCGGCTGCGGCTGTGGCTGCGGCTGCGGCAACTCATCTTCCGCTGGAACATTGGGGATTGTTTTAAACTCATTCTCCAATCCCGTGGGCCCTTCTTCCATCTCGGGTGCCTCGGGTGCCTCGGGTGCCTGAACCTCTTCTTCTGGCTGCTCCTCCATGACCGGTACAGGTTCCTCGTCGTAGACCTCGGGGTCTTCTGTATCTGTGGGGTCGGAGAGGTCGATGTTCTTCTCAGGGTCAGTGTTTGTCATGTACGTTTGCAAAATTTGTTGTACCGGGATGAGTTCCTTCACGGACACTTCAATGCATTGGGTAAATCGCGTCCTCAAAGTTTCGTCTCTGACGTATTCACTCTGCTCCTCGTGATACACATAGGGGTCTTTATATAAGTCCTTGGCACACGTATTATAGCACGTTTGAATAAAGACTTCATTTGTCGGAAGCTTCAAACTAATCCTCTGACCATCGGACTTCAAACGAACAGAACTCAAAATCTTCGTACACGCCACGAACACGGCCGCCAACAAGTCTCCGAACCACGCACACCGGTTGGTGATGTTATCTGCGTGTTGCTTGGACATCGTATCCGACCAGTTGGGGACATCTTTCAACAATTTTTGAAATTGAATGAGAACCTTTTTTCCTTTGGACATTGAGACTGATTCGTTGTACAAATTCTCAAAAGTTTCAATCATAGCGGGAACCATGATGAGACAGAGTTGTCCCAAGTATTCCTTTTTCGCTTCAACAAGTACGTTCAAATTGTCCATACTACAGTATACTGAAATAATTTTACCCCTTCCTGTACGCACTCGCAGCTTTTCGTAAATTTATCAATGTTGGAAGTTCGGGTTCTTCATACACCTCCTCCTCCTCCCTGACCTTTTCTTTTTTCTTTTTTTTAGGTAGCCACGACACAAAAAGACTGATATCTCCCGCAAACTGAACGTCAAAGCCTCCTCGAATCAGTTGTCTGCTGAGGTATCGCGCAGCCGCCTCTCTGTCAAATTTTGGAAACCCTAACACATAGGGAGGCACCTGAAGAAGAACAAATTTATCCCTCCCCAACTCCACCTGTTGTCGTATTTTTCTTTCAAATTGTTCATAAATTTTTTTATACAATTCTTTTTTAATCTCTTGACGCTTGACATCTAATTTACGAATTTCATGGATGTCTATCATCTAAATTTATTTAAGTTTTTCTTTAGCCGCTTCTAACTCAACAGTCGTCGGAACAACTTTTTCCTTGACCAAGTTGAAATCCACAAACTCCCTGGCGACATCCTCCACGTACGGAGACAGTGTAGACGGTTCCTCGACATCCATCGGCTGTGTGCGAAGAGACAACACCCTGACATCATCACCCTTCACAGAAAGTGTGGCGACCACGGAAAAGCCAAAGGCGAAACCCTTCGCACGCACACACATAAACATACACTTGTACACATCCTGGGTGTCGTTGGTGTACTTTTTCACCGCAGTGGTTTCGATGATGTACGAACAATCATCTGTACGTCTGACGATTTCTTTATTTGTCGTCAGCACCAACTTTTCCATCAGGTCGTGGTCGACGATCGTTTCTACTTCTTTGTACCCTTTCAGGTCGTATTTAGGGTCATCCAGCTTCACCTGAGTGACGGGCTTTTCATACCCAACAAACCCAAAGAGCTCCTGGTAGTTTTCAGTCGGCACAAGCAGTCTGAAAGCAATGAGTGCGATGATAATCAAGATGATAGTCCTCATATATATATACTTGCGTTAATTATTTTAGAGAAAATAATCATTGTATTATAAAATGTCACTCCTGATATTTAGTCCCAAATGCCAGCACAGCAGGGAACTCATTGATTTCATCAAGGCACGACCACAACTTCAACAACTCGTGCACTACCACAACATCAACCAAAGAGGTATCCCTCCTGAATATAGAAACAAAATCTCACGCGTCCCGACGATGCTCACAAAGAATGGGAAGATTTTGGTCGGTGCCGAAATCAAAGCCTGGTTGATGTCCCTCCTCCCATCCGAGGAAGTGAACCACATGGACATAGGTGGTTTTTCGTGTAGCATGACCTCCCTGGAAAACGACGATGTCGTGAACGATGGTGTTGGTATATTTGAAATGGACCAGTATGGGTCTGCACTGATGCCAGCGATGACCCCAGAGTTAGAGGCAAAAATCAATAAAAGCGTCAATGAAGCATACAGCCAAATAAAGAAATAACGCATTTTTTAATAAAAAAACCATGAGGTTAGTGACGATTCAGTCATCGGCAGTGAAAGCTGTCTTTGAAGTCCTCAAGGAGATACTTAACGATGTAAATGTCTATTTCACCCCACAAGGCGTTTCCATCGTTACCCTCGACACCGCGAGAACAAGTCTCGTAGACCTTCGTCTGGCGGCTGATAATTTTGAAGAGTACGAGTGTCCTGAACCCATCATCGCGGGTATTAACATCTCAAATACCTTTAAACTTCTCAAGTCAATCACAAACAACGACGTCCTCACGATATGTATCAATACCAAAGAATATATGGATATTGAGATACTCTCGGAAGCAAAGAAACAAAAATCAAAATTTCAACTGAAACTCCTGGACATTGATGAAAATGAGATTGAAGCCCCTGAACTCAAGTGTGCGTGCATGACAACCATGCAATCCGTGGATTTCCAACGCATCTGCAGAGACATGGGAAATATCGGTTCTGAAATTTTCATCGGGAGACATAAAAACATCATGAAACTCAGTTGTGAAGGGGACTTTGCAAATCAGGAAACGACGATTGAAACCATAGAGAATGTCGACGATAATGTGTACGGTATCTATTCACTTAAATACTTGAACATTTTCACAAAGGCGACGGGGATGTGTGCGTCGGTGCAGATTTTGCAAGAAGCAGCGTTCTTGATATTACAATATAACGTGGCCAACTTGGGCCATCTTAAGTTTTATCTCGCGACTAAGGTGAGCGAAGATTCATAGTCGTACCTGACAGTGTAGATACAACTTTCTTAACGCCGAGTGCGTTTGTAATTTGAATTTTTGGATACTTTTCAGCTAATACGTCTTCATCATAAAATAACAAATCAGACAACTTAACATCGGACCCATGGAAATCACCTTTTGGACCCGCGTAGCGTTTGACCTTTCTCGTGACATCGCGCATCGGTTTATCGTCTTCATCAACGAGTATGGCAGAGGTGATTGGTAGGTTGAATGCGACGTCGGTGGTGTTTTCAGGTGGCCATGCGAAATCTGGGTCATAGGTGATGTACTTGTACCTCTCGTTGTTGTACCAGTAGTGAACGCGGAAAATGGTCTTTGTGACGTTTTGTGGAACTTCGGTACCACTGAAATCACAATTGGTCACGTCGGTGTAAAACGAATCTTCACCCCCATCCCAGTAGTGTATCTTCTCTTGTAGCCAGAAATCATCAAAGGTGTCAATCTCATATTTCATATGCAAATTGACGTAATATTCCAGGTACACTTTAATTATGGCGTAATCGGAAATTTTAAAAAAATTCCTGTACTTTCCGTAAGCCCAGATTATTACATTAGTTAAAAGATTCGGCATTTACATTATTATGGAAGGAAACTTTTTAAGTCGCTTCAATAATAAAATTGATGAATGGACTAGACTTATAGAAGAAGAGCCTCACAACAAAGCGTTGCACGAATCACAGATGAGTGAATACATCATCAAGTGCATGCCTTATATGAACCAATACGCCGAAGAGGATGTAGAGGTGACGACAAATAGCGACAACGTCTTCAACGCCAAAGAGACGAAAGGGTTAGCTCGTGGGAGTTTATACACCGATTATCTCATAGAAGTTGAGAATCATTCCATCCAAAGAAAACATAAAAGTTCTAGAATAGACAGGTGTAGTAGTTGTGAATTGAGTAATGTCATTCATTGTCACGAAGCGAGTGAACTCGTGTGTGATAACTGTGGACTTGTTTTAAGCACACTCATATCAGATGAATTGACGTACAAGGAGGAACAGGAAACGTCAAAAGTTATCAACTATAGTTATAAAAGGGAAAATCATTTTTCAGAATGGTTGTCACAATTTCAAGCCTTGGAGAGTACGACGATTCCCGACGAAGTCGTAGAAGAGTTGAAAGGGGAACTCAAAAAGATGAAAATTAAAAAGATGTGTGAAATCACACACACGAAAGTTCGTGGATTGTTGAAAAAATTAAAATACAACAAATACTATGAACACACCCCATACATCACAAATATGCTCAATGGGGTGAAACCACCAAAGATGCCCCAAAGCCTAGAAGAGCGGTTGCGGATGATGTTCACACAAATTCAAAAACCATTCGATGACAACTGTCCAAAGGATAGAAAAAATTTTTTATCCTACAGTTATGTGTTGTATAAATTTTGTGAACTCCTATCCGAAGACCAGTACTTGGAATTTTTTCCATTGTTGAAAAGTACTCAAAAGTTGTATCAACAAGATGTCATATGGAAAAAAATATGTCAAGAACTTCATTGGGAGTTTATACCAACAGTGTAGTTTAAAGAGTGTACCCAGTTAGACATGTAATGGATTATTGCATTAAAGAAGTCATATTCCACCTAGACCGCGCGAAACACATTCTACAAGAAAGTCTCAAAGACCCACACGCGTATCAGAGAGAATCACGACAAAGTTATGAAATCATGGCCAAGGCGTTCCCACTCATGCTTCTATTCTCACAACTTCAAGCTTCTGATGACCAAAGTTTATCAGGTAGCCTAGGGACAGTTTCGTCAGACGAAGATAGTTACGCGTCTGAAGAGCCGCCGCGTCCGTCAACGCCCGCACAGATTTAAATTCTAAAACAATCTTCCCTTCAACGATGATGTCGCTTCGTACATTCCCTATCGTGTGCCCTTGAAATACAATGGGTACAATGCGTTCACTCTCGTATTGTACACCTTGTGCGCGTAGCATCACTTCCATGGCTTTGTGGTAGACACACTCATTATATCCTGGTCCAAGCTCTGTATATATGGTGTTTACGATTTCTATCAACTGCTCTTCCATACACGTGTAAGGCTGTATCCCTTTTAATTATCTCATGTATATGATATATGAACAACAACAACAGACTCATGCGAAACAACCAGGGTAGAGTTGTCGGTGTGTTGGAAACACCCCCTGGTTCTCCGCGTCAACAACGACAGAGGGTGGCGCGTCGTTTGAATTTTAACAATGTGGAAACCACGGAAAGAAACTTTTTCAATCAAATCAAAACTATTTTGAGACCGTATTACCCAAATGTTGCCATTACAAATACCATGATTCGCACACAAATGTTCCCCGAGGATGTATCCAACACGCTCGGAAGAAATCTCACCAATCAAGAACTTCGATGGTTAGGTGCGGCACGTAAAGGCACTGAAAACAACAAACCGAAAACTGTAAACATAAGTGCGTTGATGGCAAAATATAATGTGAGCCCGTTGAAGAGGCAGAGAGAAAATAACACCACCAATTACTACGATAACACGTTCACACCGAGGTCACCACAAAAGGTGCGAAATAAAGTCTTTCTTCTCACTGAACTGGACAAGAACGGTAAAGTCAAAAAGGTGTATGACAGACGCGCATTAACGAGTCTCGATAAAAAAGTTGGACCATTCACACAAATTAAATTTGAAAACTATCACATTAAAAATTATAAAAATAAAAATAGAATTGAAAGAGAATTACAAAATTTTAAAAATGTAGGATTCAATCTGAAAAATATCACCAATGCCTACGCTAAAAATCAAGTGCGTTCATTCGGCACCTTTAGTAAACAGGAGACGGATATTATGAAAAGGATTATCAGAACATTGAAAAGAAATGATGTTCCTCGTAATATTAAAACATTGTTGAAAGAAAGACTCGCTCTCATGGTTGTCCGAAATAGTGGATTGTCTCGTACCGTCTATGAAAGAAATTTAGCTCGGTTGGTAAATGTGATTCCAGAAAATATTAGAGATTTGTTTTAATGGTTTAAAGTTAATGGTATATTATTTAGTAATAAGATGTCTCTCCTCGAACAAGATTACCTCACCGTCCCGGGTCAGCTCTACGCGTGCTTGTCCATCATTGGCCCGGAAGCGCCACAGAAGAGCGACAAGTTTGGTATCAAAATCCGTGGGTGCTTTGCGAGTAAGGATGAAGCCGCCGCACACGCCAAGAGGCTTCAAAGGGATGACCCAGCCTTCAACATTTACGTCGTGGACATGTACAAGTGGATTATGATTCCGCCGGATGACAACAAGATTGAAGATGTTCACTACCAAAACGAACGTCTCGAAGAAATCATGACTGGATACCGAGAATCACAAGCCCAAGCTGCGAAGATGTTCGAAGAACGGAAGCGTGGTATGTTGGAAGGAACGAACCACTTCACCCCGGGCGATGAAAATAGTAAGTTTTACAACAAGCCCGACGAAGCGCCCGTTCGCCACCCCGCCGAGGTTCTCGCCGAGTTGCAAAAGGAAAAGCCCGACGCACCGATGGAAGATTTGATTAAGGAGGCGGATGAAATCATCGCCAAGGAAATCAAGGAAAGACAGGAGGCTCGTGAAAAGAAGGAAGAAGAAGAAGAAGCGTAAAAATTATATAATGTAATTACAAATGATAAGTATCATCTTAAATATAGTCACAATTGCCATCGTCGCGTATTTCATTTTTGTGTACCAGCCTCTCTTAGATAGGAAAGCGAAACAAGAAGGGCACGCCACAGCCTCGGAGTTGCTCAGGGCAAATCTCAAAGACCCCGTAGTCGTGTCGCGCGCGTATTTCACAGAACCTAAGAGTGGTAGTATCGGAGGGTTTGTTGGATATCAGAAATCTGAAGATGAACTTACATCGCTCTAAGAATGACGGGTTGCATAGTTTTTCCCATGAAAAACCCAACTATAAATGCGATAAACATCACGATGTACGTATTCTTGTCCAAGTTGGAAAAGTCTAACTTTGTGTTGTCCATTGGTGGTGGTGGTGGTGGCATCATGTGATGGTACATCATGTGTTGTGGTGGCGGAGGGGGGTCGTAGTACTCGTCATTTTCTTCATGTCTACCTTTGTCTACATTATTAAGGTCTGGATTATATTGAATAGGTGTACCGATATCAGTTTCCATTATTATTAAAAACGCTTAATTTTTTTAAGCACTTTCACTCTCACTTTCCGAATCAGAATCGGAGACGACAAAGTCTTTCAAACTCCCTTCATCTTCGTCGTCTTCGCCGAAATCTTCCTCCTCATCATCATCGTCTGAACACCCCTCATCCTCTGTGAGAATGTCGCTGCTCGCGGAATAGTCGCTGTCGTATTCATCTTCGCTATAGTCGTCTTCAAGTTCTACGTGCTCTGGAACATAAACCTCTTTGGGCTTCTTAATCGCACGTCCGTATCTGGTCGTCATTTGTATACTAAATGAGTGTATTGTTTAAGTATCTTGGTGTCCAATTAATACCTAATTTCAAAGCACTGTCTAAAATTCTTTTTTCAGTAGCTATTCCTATGTTAACAGCGAGTTCGTGAATCTCTTCCTGAACGCCATAGTTGTTGTGCGTTCCAAGGCTTTCAAAATGGTCCAGAGCCGTGTACAGATGTTTCGCAGATTCCCTTGGTTTTGTGTGAAGTACATCCTCCGCCTTTTTCATGTCAAGTGCAAACGCCTTGAACTCATCTGGGTTGATACCCGAGTACTTGAGCGCTTCCTCTTTGAGGTGTTCCTCTTCCTGCATGTCCGCGGGGGCACCCATTAATATGTATGCCATGTACCCGACGACACCGAATAAAACAAGCGCCATATACATTAATTTGTGATTTTTTTAAACATTGATGGAAGCACCTTGAATGATTTTTTGTTTTTACATGGACACCCCAAAGTCATCAGTCCCTTTTTATCCACGGTGAAACACATTTGTCCGTGGGATTTTCCAACATCTTCACAATAGTTGGAATTTGTAAAAATTTTATTTTTTTGAATTTTAATCACTTTTGTTTCACTGTGTCCGGGGAAATATCTTTGTATAAAAGTTTCAAATTCACCAGTGGCCACGACCTCTTCTGACGCGAGTGGTTTAGGCGTCACTGGACGACAGAGGACGACGCCGTCGGGACACAGTAGTTTCATGATGTGTGGCGTGAGGATGTACCTCTTCCCGATAAAGTCACGACAAAATCCATGTCTCCTTTCACGTATTGTTTCACAACGACAAAAACATTTTTGTGAAATAATATTTCCTCCAATGTAAAACCATACATGGTTGGACCCATGCTCCCTCCCTAAGTTTTCACAGTAGCGTGATGTCGTCGACACGAGAAACGTATTTTTGTGTTTGAAAATCTTAGTCACCTTGGCACCTCCCTGACCTTCCATATTTTTTTGAATAAACATTTCGAGATGGGCTTGTAATTCGATATCATCAACTTCATTTTTAGTTTGAATTTTTGTAAAACACCCCTCTTTGATGGATTTCGCCGGTGGTTCCACTTTCACCACTGTGAGCGTATCTGTGCGCACTGTCGCCATGTCTAAAAGTTCCCTCGTTGGTGTTGGGTCGATGGCGGTCATCTTTTTATTTTCATCATAGATGAACACTGGAAGATAGACACCTTGCGTGACTTTCCCAGAGTTATCACACGTGGTACACCCTTTCCCACCACACTCGGGACACTTTGCTTTTTTATGGGACCACGGCAACCTGAACCCACTGCCTTTGGACCCTCGTTCCATGTCCCCAAAAACTGCGCAATCTATGACTTCATTCCAATCCACACCCGATTTTGCGGTGTACAACACGACGAGAATGTGTTCTCGTAAAGCTAACGCAGATTCTTGGTTGACCACAAACCCTGGCCAGTTGAGATGGACGCCTGTTTTGTACGTGCAGTCTCCCACCTTTTTGGGTTCAGCCACAGATACTAAACAACGTTGCCCCCCATAGCGACGCACTTTATCACAGATAATTTTACAAATATCCTGAATATCCTCGACCGAAAGGGATTCAGAATCTTTGTAATCTATATCGCAAAAAAAGTTATACGTCGGTGTTTTCTGTTCCACGACAAAGACCTTTTCATTACGGAGACACGCGCGAACATATTGCTCGTTGAATGACGACAATTTGTCGCTTGGAACAGATAGACATCCCCCGTCCATCAATACATGCGACAGATTTCGTGAATTCATAAATCCTTCACTGGTACACCATTTTCTAAACATGGTGTTCTCTAGTTACAATCAAAACGCGTGTCATCTCTAAACCAATGGAGACACGATATATCATTCTCACACTCTTTTTCCGTGAGTTCTTTTTTAATAGTTAAAAGTTCATACACTGTATGGTCTTTAATTTTATCTACTTCACCATCAGCCTGGTATGGGTAATACCCAAATTTTTGTACGTAGAGTTCTTTGATTTGCATTAAAATATAGGACTTTGATTTCATCTACTTTATGTAAAATTTTTTTCTGTGGAGTGAAGTCATGCAGCTGTAGAATTCAGGGTTTTTAATGATATTTGTAGAGATGAGTTCCCAATTTTTCTTTGTGTTAAATTCCGCCAAAGTATCGAAACTCATGTAATCATTTTCATCAAAAGTTTTTTTATAAGGTTGTTTATTAATTTTTTTTAAATTTGTTTTTTGTTTTTCATCATAAAATTTTTTAATGTACTGTTGTTGTTCTGATTTTGTCCAGTTCACAAAGAATATGAACACGTGATACACGAGTTCAACTTGTGGACTTTCTTTAACTGAAAATACATAGTCGGTGTATTCACCTGATTTTAAAGACACTACACCTCGCGTCTCCTCTTCAAGTTCCCTGAGAGCACATCGGAGGGGGTTAAAGATTTCTTTGCGACGACACCCGCCTGTGACAAAAATCCAATCTTTAAATCTCCTATCTCTCACCGTGAGAAATTTAGGTTTCTCGTCCACGAATGATACTGGTATGGCTATGGCCTTGTACTTTTTCATTGTTGCACATTTGCAATCCTACTATTAGCGGATGTATTAATCCTCGGACTTTTCTTCAATAATTTCTCCTTCTTCCTTCGCGGGTGGTTCTGGTGCCGGCGTAGGGGCAGCCATCTTCACTTTGACCGGTTGCGGCGGTGCTTGCATGCGTTTCATGACATTCATAGAAAAACCTTTCAAACCTTCAACATCTTCTTTAGCCGTCCTGAGTTCTTTGAACATCAGAATCAGGCCGACCATACAGACGATGACGGCGATGAGGGTAAGCGTTTGTCTATCAACGGGAATCATTAACTAATAAAAGCGTTTAATTTTTAAGTTCACCAAATTGTAATTTTTGAAAATACACCTGCTGACTCTCCCTATCAGTGGGCCGGGCTGGGGATTCGACTATTTTTTCTAAGGTGCGACTTTTGGGGTCATAGGAGAGCACGAAAACAATGGCAAGGAGTATAATAATATTCCACATACTATTTAGTTAGAATAAAGTAAGCCACCCATACCGTTCTCAACCTTCAAAATGTTGTAGTTGATGGCATAGATGGTATCATCAGAATTCTTCGTGTCGTTGACGATGCGCGCTGAGTCGAGACGGCTGAAGTTGAGCGACCCCGTCGGCTGGGTCTTGCACACGTCCAAGCAGAACGGGTACAAGAAGAGACGCTTGAGGTTGTCGTTATCAGAGAACGAGGTGTGGTAGTAGGTTGTGACCGCACCAAAGTTCGGGTGCGCAAACTTGTAGTCGGCAACATCCGTACCATTGATTTGAAGCTTCAGCTTGTTGGTGGCGTGCATGATGTTCAGGTCCGCCCCACGCTTGGTGGCGACCAAGCACTTCACCGGGTGGTTGAAGTTCAACTCTTGAATCTTCGCACCGGAAGCCAACGCCTTTTGCACTTGGTGGATGATGATTTGTTGCGGCTGGGACGCGAAATGTTCACGCTCCTGGGTGTCGATGTACGCAAAGTTGGCGAAGCAATCCCACTTGTACGAGTCCGCGGACGCACCCCACGTGATGCGCAACTCGACGTCGTGGTAGGAGAGGGACACCAACGGAAGCACGTTTTGCCAACTCTCGCAGAAGAAGAATCGGAGCGGGTAGAAACCCGCGGCGTGGCTGTTGTCATCCTTGTAGATACCACCGAGACGAGACTTGGAAAGGCTTTGGGCCAACACCTTCGGGGCGATGTGCGACGTGAAAAGGGAGTCCTGGGTGTCGATGACTTGACCACCAATCAGAAGCTCCACCTTGTCAATCACCGTCGTCCAGTCGACGATAGCGCTGTCGGCTTCAGTGCCCGTGCTGTTGATGGGTTGGAGGTACATGTAGCTGAGGAGATCACCTTTGCGCTCCACACGGACAGTGGACATGCCACCGTTGGACACATTGCCCTGGATGACTTGACGTTCCACGGATTGGGAAAAATTGGTGTGACGTTTGTACGTGCTGCGAAAGTAGCTGATTTCGGGTTTGCCAACGAGATGGGCATCTTGCTGACCAATGGCGACGAGTTGGGCGATTCCACCAGACATCTTTTATATTATTACAAGAGAATTAAATTTTTAACTAACCACAATGATATGTCACACCGACGAAGGCGGCTCTGTAAACCTCGTTGTGCCTGGTGGTGATTTGACCATCGGCGTCGAGGTAGCGGATTTTATACGCGGGCTCCGTCTCTCCCCAAGGCACATCCTCCCATTGGAGCTGGCCGTGCACATCGAGAACGTTCACCCATTCTTCACGCACCTCTGAGAAATAGCCCTCAGGTGTCACTGGTTCCACCTTTGTTTCGTTGATAATCTTTTTGTAGAGGGTGCGCGTGCGTTCCACCGCGCCGGGGGTCTCCGAAGGGACCTCGTCGGTCACGATGTTGAAATAGCCATGGACGTACGTGTTTTGTTCTTCATCGCCGAGGTCCACCCACACCTCTGGACTCATTTCAATCACTTGTGTGTACGTGAACGTGTTGCTGTCGTAGAGCACCTGTTCATCCTCTGGAAGGGCGTTGTACACCTCCTCGGAGACGATGTTTTCTTGAGTTTTCATGTACAACTCAAGGTCGTGTTCTGGTGTGATGAACACGTTGGATTGCTCGTCCACGTGACCGTGGACTTCCACACGGCGGTCCAACGTGTAGTAGGTCTCCTCTTCGGTGCGGTCGTACGCGTCGGAGGTGGCGTCTTCCAATTGGTACCAGTACGTGACGTTGGCGAGTTCCTTGAGGATGCGTTGCGCGGGGATGTCCGGTGGCTCAAAGTCGCAATCCATCGTGATTTTGGCCACGGTGTAGTTGTGAAGAATGTCGTCGTCCTGTCTCTGACCATAGCCCGCGACATTGGACGTCGTGATGTAATCACCCGACTCGAGAGGGCCGTTGATATTCGTGACCCACATGGCACCTTCACCGACGGAGTTGATATAGACACGGGTGTCGCCGAGTTCTTTTTCAGCAATGGAAACAAAGTTTCCAAATCCATCTTTCCGAGTTTCTGGATCCTCAGATGCAGAAATTACACCAAAACATTTTTTGTCGTTAACCTTTGTCGACAAGGACACCACTGGGAGCGACTCATTCATCGTGATGGCATTTGAACCCGCTTCGATACCCCCGGACATTTTGATGTACTTGTTATTGTCTGCGGACACGATGAGCCCTTCGAGCTCTTTGGCTCGCATGAAGGGAGTGTCCTTAATAAAGGTTCTGTGTTGACCTGTGAAATTAACAGCATCAGTATAGGCACCGGTCGTGCTTATGTATGCTATAACAGTATCACCACCTCCGTAATCATCGCGTCCAGCAAGGTAATTAAAATACAACCTGTCGTTATAACCACCATGCCAACCAATTCTATTAATATTATTGGCCGATGTATTAGCGTCATGAGTGACGCCGAATATAACAGCTTGGTCATTTGAGGATGAGCCACCATGAACAATGAGCCCTGGAAAATACGTACCATTATCGGTACCACCATCTTCTATGTGTATCCTGGTATTCCGAAGCGATACCACATGCAAACTTTCTCCGGGACTATTCGTCCCAATCCCGACGTTGCCATCATCGCTAATAGTCATAGCCGTGACACAATTGGAGTTGTTTGTGTTTGTTTGTTTTGTCTTGAAATGTAATTTACCTTTAGACCACGAGGAAGTTCTTTCGTGTGTGATCGCAGCACCTGGTGTGTATGTACCAGCATCACCTGGAAATTCTGTGTCGTATAAACTGAAACACAATCCAGTTTCACGTCCAGCTGCTATAGTAGCTGTTTGTGGATACGTATTGTGAATCTGCACGGGATAATTAAAAATGGGTGCCGCATCATCATTATCGATATCAGCGTCTTCGAGCATGATTGATAGACCACGTGTTGTGGCATGAGTGGAATTATTGTTATTACCAATACCAACTCCTTGAAACAACGCCGACCCCCTCACATCCAACTGCGCCCTCGGCACCGTGCCCCCAAGGCAGAGGGCCGTATCGGTG